AGCCACTACGGCGACCACTACGGCAAACACAAAGGAAGCCACTACGGCATCCACGAAGGCATCCACTGGGGCGACCACTACGGAAACCACATTGGCAAGCACGAAGGTAAACACGAGGGTAACCACTACGGCAACCACGAAGGCGACCACTACGGCTACCACGAGGGTCACCACTTCGGCAACCACGATGGCAAACACGAAGGCAAAACTTACAACCCAAAAACAAAATGAAAAATAAAAAAACATGGATGCTACTTATTGCATCAGCAATGCTAATGTCACTAAACAGTTGTGCAGACAGCGTAAGCCCCGATCAAATAGCTTCAATGAAACCCGTAGGATTTCTACATGGATTGTTTCACGGAGCCATACTGCCATTTGCATGGGTGGTAAGCCTATTCTCTGAAAGCACAGCCATCTACGCGACATACAATAACGGAGGATGGTATGACTGGGGCTTTATAACAGGCATAACCTGCACTATCGGTGGATCAATTAGTAAATCAAACAATTAAAAACAAACATCATGGAAATAATAACTATGGCACTAGCACTAATACTGTCTGTATTAGCCCTCATATACCTCGTAGTAACCTTTCTTCTACCATTCTACGTCCGCAGGACTATGGTAGTAGCAGAAAAAATGGATGCAAAATCCATGTTGCTCGATTCAAAGATAGCGGCAATTGAACAATTGCAAAAAGCACAACTTGCCGCATTAAACTCCCTGATTGAAATCCAATGGGAGATAAAAAACCAAACACCAAACACCAAACAGTAAACAATTAAAACTATGAAAATTGCAAACATTAAGCAACTGGCGGACAAATCGCCAGTAGACGAAATAAGGGGAGTTGTCGAGAAGCAGTATCCTCCCGCCGACCCGACCGATAACGACAAGAGGTTCAGCCAGCACCGCCAATCCATCCTTATCAACGATGGGTCTGGGGAAAAGCTGATGATCACCTTGATGAAGGAACAGATTCACATCCTTGAACCGTGCGAGGGCAACGAGATTGTCATCTCTTCAAGCGTTAACGAAAAAGGCGACCCCCGAGGTCTGGTCTTCAACACTTGGCAACAGGCAGGGAAGCAATATCCTAACACTGTAGTGAAGGTTTACCCCGAGGCGACGATGCGCGTCCTGCCTGCTGGTGGATCTACACAGCAAGCCCCACAACAGCAAGCCCCACAACAGCAAACGCAAGCTCAAGCTCCACAACAGCAAGTCCAAGCGGACGGGGTGTCTCAGTTCGATGCCGAATTGTCACTAGCCGCTCGCGGATACACCAAATGCCTAGATGTGGCTGAAGCAATCATTAACGATCGACCTCTGCTTGCTGATGACGGAGAGTCGCTACGCGCAATTGCAACCAACCTGTGGATGAGTTCCAAACACAAGGTATCGACCATTGCTCCAGAGTTGGTTGGATCAGTAGTCCCTTTTCCAGAGAAGGGTTCGGGATCAATTCCAATGGGGGCGACACAGCAACCCCAGCAACCGCAAGAGGCGAGCAAACCTAATCGAGCAAGCGTCAAGTCGCTAAACGACACGGTCTTGGTGGAGAAGGTTCTCGCGGGACACGCCGCCGACGACGATGGTAAACTGGACGATAACGGCAAGGCTTTTCTTGTTTTGGTTGATGAAGAGGTCGAGGATCGTGAACTGTGGGAGGACGCCTACGATGAGCTTTGTTCTAACAACTTCCTAAACAATAAAAAAGAGGTGGATGTGGTTTTTGATCAAACAGCGAAATCAACTGGACAGAAATCTCCTCAAGTCGAGCGGTTCATTGTGTGCACTCCTTGTGCATGGCGCGAGGAAGTTATTGAAGAAATCGGTCGCAACCAATAGTAGTCATGGAGCAAGAAAAAGATACACATTACGAGCTGGCAAACGCGCCAGAAAACCTTCCCATCTCCTTCAACGGGGATGGGAAGCTGTTCCTCAGCCGACCCGATTCAGAGGGTGCACACATTGATATGTCCACGCCAAACTCCGTGAGCGGCATGGGTGTAGTTTCAGTAATTTCTCGACCTCAGTGGGTGGGGGAGTTTTTCCAACGAATGGACAGCTATGTAAAAGCAGCCGCACCATCGGTCTCCATCACTGAGGATGGGTTGCTAATATTAGACGAATGCGCGACATCGGGTGACCTTAAAGCCACTTGTAGCCACCTAGCTTGGCTATACGAGTCCTCGATGCGTCAAAATAAAGAGATCTTAGTTTGGATAGGCGAAATCACTCTTGATTACATGGCTAGATCTGCACACGACCCTACGATCGAGGAGGCTATCGAAGAGTTGGGTTTTCTTGACCGAGAGAACGGCATGAAATGGAAGTTGAGCACCTTAGCTAAGTGGGTTATTGTAGCCCAGCGAATCCCGTCAGCGATACGCCAGCTACCCCTGCCCCAAACCTACTTATCCGAGGCGGCGATGTTTGCCCAACCAGAAGATCCCAACAAGAGGATCATGTTTAACAATATTCGTGACGCAATGCTCTTATCAGCCGCTGAGTCTCCACAGGACTGGAGTCGCAAGTCTTTTTCAGCGTGTATGAAAGAGTTGCAACATGAGTTCGGGGTCGAGTCCCACCGCAATGAGGGGGTCGCATCTCTACAGTCAAGACTGATTGCCCTGTATCGAGTCCAGCGCGAAGTTAACCTTGAACACACAACCTACGAAAAAATAGGCGTAGGAGAGGAGGAGGTAGCAGCTTGGATTTACAACATCGAGGCTGAGTTACAATACCGCAAGATAATGAATCCAGATCCAGTAGCTGAGATTCCAGTAGGTGACGGTCTCACTTTGGCGGCAAGGGGACGGATTATTAAAAAATCAGAAGCAATAACTACCCATGAGTAATACGGCAAATAACCTATACGACGTGCAGGCTGAGGAGTTATTCCTTCAGCACATGATTGCAAATCCAGCGTCAACCATCGATTTGAGCGATGTGCTTAACGTAACTATGAGTTCTGAAAGGGCAGAGCTTGGTCACGCACTTATTATGATAGCAGGAAATCAAGACGCGTTTAGCGAGGAGTCTCTCCGCATACACGGATCGTCCGAAAAAACACAGATGCTATTTCAAAAGCTTAGTTCCCTTGGTTTACCGACAATTACACTTGCAACTCTTACCAAAAGACTCAGGGATGTAGCTGCACGTAGGGAGATTGCAACCAGATCTTCCGAGCTGTTCGCTAAGTCTACAGAGGGATCTTGTCCTGCTGAGGACATCATCGAGGTCGCAGAATTAATGTCATCCAAGGCTAGGGATATATCCAACGGTGACTCAACTGGAGGAGGATACCGATCCATGAGAGATATGGGTGAACTTAGTGACGACCTTTGCTGGCGGTTTGAAAACCCTAATAAAATCAAGGGTTTCTCATTCGGCTTCCCTAAGCTTGAGCGCATGTTGGACGGTTTGCAACCCTCCAAACTATACCTGCTGGGAGCAAGACCCTCAGCAGGCAAGACAGCGTTGGCAGGAAACATTGTCACCAACTTAGCTGAACAAGGAATAGGGTCTGTGTTTTTCTCACTCGAGATGCCAGATGTAGAGCTACGCCAACGGCTTTTGACGTCGGTCAGCGGAGTCAACCCAAAGAAATCGCTGGTCTCGGGCATAACCAAAAACGACCTAATTTCCATGAGGTCTGGTCTTAATAAAATGAAGAACTGGAATGTCTTTATTGATGATACTGACAGGATAAACATCGAGCTACTAAGAGCAATAGCTCGCAGGGCGGTTCATCGAGACAAGGTTAAGGTTATCATAGTGGACTATATCCAGCTCCTCAGAGGTGTTGATCCTAAATCTCGCAACTCCTCGGTAGAGGAAATATCTGAGGTCTCAGGCAAACTCAAAGCCCTAGCCAAGGAGTTAAAGGTGTCCATTATTGCTTTAGCCCAACTAAAACGGACGGGTAATTCTTTTCAGTCAACCCATACCGAAATAGCAAGACCAACACTAGAGTCCCTTAAGGGATCTGGGTCACTGGAACAGGATGCCGATGCAGTTCTTTTACTACATCGAGACCCTGCAATCAACGCTTCTGAGGCTGACGCCTTGCTTGTAAAGAATAGAGCTGGCTCCACTGGAGAGGTTGGTCTTGATTTTCATGGCGACATCACCACCTTTAAAGAAACATTTAACCCCGCTAATATGTAATGAGCGAAACTGACAAAAAAAACTGGGTAAACCCTCCGCGAAAACTGATCGAGACAGACCTTTCCTTGCAATTCTTAGTAGACAAAAGGAACGAGGCGATGAATGTTATACTCGACAGCAGAAAAACTATAGAGGAGTCAAACGCTGCAATAGCTGAAAGGATGGGGACAATCGACCCCTCATTGATTATCCCCCCGTCGGAAAACCTAACCCCACATCAAGACAACGCATTGCGGTGGATTTGCCGCTATTACGATACATATGGATACGCCCCCTCAAACGCTGAGTTGTGCAATGGAATTGAACTCCCTAGCCAAAACTCAGGTGTTGTTGTGATAAAAGCACTGGTGGCTAAAGGATACCTCTCGAAAGAGCCTAACAAATGGCGAGGCATCACTCCGATGTTTGACTCGAAAAAAAACAAAATCCAATAATAAAACAAAACAATAAGAACAATGAGTAATGAAACAGCCGTAACAATAGTTGCAGAAGCCCACACCAAACACTTCGATAGAATAGCAACCGCCCTTGAGTCAATTGCAAAAGCCCTTAATAGCAATAGTCCTCACGCAAGCATTAACGCTATAGAGCAGTTTATGGAAAAAACCGCCGACCACCCCGAGCCATTAACGCAGCAAGAGCAAGAACGGTTCGGCAAAGAGCTTAAGGATTACTCTATGCCTAAAAAAAACCAGCCAAAACTCGCGGTTGGTGACAGGATATACTCTTTACAAAACTCAAACGCTGATTCCCAATGGAGGGGTCAAAACGGCTACGTTGAGGAGGTTGATGAATTACGGGGGGAAGTGAGGGTAGTCTTAGACAAGGATAACATACGAGCGATTTACCGCCTAGAAGACGTTGTTAAATCTGGAGCACCCGATGCCAAAAAAACATAAGTTCAATGAGAAACAGTTACGCGACTGTGGTTTTGCGGAAGGCTCTGATGGAGTCTGGCGCAAAGAAAGTGGCTCACCTAAAGATCCCCCAAGTGGGGGCGACCCTAAACCAAATAAGAAACGCGCATTACAAAAGAATCCACAGGTGGCGCGACCTCCAATACAACGCTTTATTGCTCTCGTTACCATTAGAACAGTCCGACCCAGAGACTATGACGGACTCGGAGCCTCAGCAAAATACTATTTCGATGGACTGGTGCACCTCGGAATTATTGAAGATGATTCCCCAGAGCATCTTGAAATTGTCTACAATCCAGAGAAGTGTGGCAAGTATTCGGAGCAAGAAACAATAATTGAACTTTTTGAATGCCCTAGCTTGACAAATCCCCCATAAAGCTACAAAATACTTGCGTTGCCCCTTGGTTGGGGGCGGCTTTGTTTGTTGTTATACATGACGAAAACCCCACCCAGTGTAAAAGCTGAGTGGGGTTTTTTACGCCTTGGTGTTACGATCTCTTCATGCTTGTCGACTCCTTAACATGAATCTTAGCCAAAGTGGCTTCGTTGTATCCTAGCGCGGATAGCGATGGTAGCAGGAGTTCGTTTAGTATCGTAGAAGGGGATATCTCATCTCCCGATATCTCAATTGTAACCTTTTTGGCTCGCCTTGCTTTAAGCTTTTTTAAATCTGTCTGTTGCAGGGTTATTTTCATAATTTGTATATTTGGTGGGTAACTGGGGCTTGAACCCAGACTAATACGCCTTGCTTTCAACAAAGGTTGGACATGAAAAAACCCACCCTGCTTGGCGTTTTACTTAGCGGCTCTTCGCCTTACCCTTTTGTTTTTATTACAGAAAGTTTCATGTGGTTAATAAATAGATCGGTTTCGATGAGAGGCTTTAGCTCCTGCCGATCTGTTTTTCGAGGAGGATATAATGCGGGTTTTTTTGTTATCCAGATCCCCTTTAGTGTTACCAACGGTGTGATCAACGTCTTTACCGACTAACGCTGACTTGCCGTGAATTTTCTCAGCCTCTCGACGTGCACCGTTGCGCGAAGCTCTGCGTTTTTTCTGCTCTGGCTTGCTATTATATTTGCGCTGATAAACGGATCTTTCTGATGCGTTCGGGTCTAGGTTTCCTTTCTTGGGCATTTTTTTGGTCTTGTTATTTATTGATTGCAACTAGGATTGCAACTAGGATTGCAACTAGGATTGCAACTAGGATTGCAATTTTTTAATTATAATTCTCATTATTATTTGCTTTTAAGTAAAGCTCATAATAATGAGAATTATAATTAACTTTTTTTTGAGTTCAAGAAAAAAATCAACCATTTAGTAGAATCCCCTTCTTCCCATCACTCCCCCTCGCTTCATTCCTTTAGACTCCTTGCTGTAACTATCCTCAAGCTTCCTGAGATCCCTTGGGAGCCGAACCTTCTCGTAACGGTTAATGTATTTCTTGCCTCTTTCAATGAGGCACATACCGATACCAGCACTAATGACATCGTCATCGTGAGCACCAGAAATAGCCTCCGCTCTGCCGTTTTTGGGGTTAACACAAAAGGTTTCACACTCACGGATTAACGAAAGGCAATTAAGCTCAACACCACCCCCTTCTTCATTGTAGGTTCTAATGGCGGTCGCTAACGTCTCCTCGATTTGTAGCCGTGTAGCCGAGTTGGTTTGCCAACCTAAAGCCTTAGTTGTCTTTTGATTCACTTGATTGCGAACCTCTCTTTGGTATATAGGAACATTCCCCTTCGCTCGCAGGAGTTCCACAAAGCCTCGATCTTGGTTTATTTCTGGTGCAACCAAGCAACACCCATAATAAACCGCCAACCTCCATGCGTGCTCAACAAGTATGTCTACATCCCATCGACAGTCTGGCATTATCCTAGCCGCTAGGGCTGGTGGTCGCCAGCCTCTCTGTGGATCAAAGTATCCCTTTCTCCATACTAGGACGGAGTGGCAGTCAGGGTCTTTCCCTCCAGTTTGTGAAGCTCCAGTCATTAGGTCAACAGACATGATGTAGTTGTGACCTATGGTGGGGGGTTCCCATTGATGTATAATTGCCTCGTCTGTCGGGGCTGCAATCCAGCTTGCAATGTTACCATTACCGCCACTCTCAAGCGTCCCCAACTTAGGGGTCTTAGCTGAAGCCTTTTCCCTCTGCCACGCGAGACCAGCCTTGTTGAATCTTGTAGAGGATGACGCTCTAAATGCGTGTTGTGGAGTGGTGGGAAACTCTCGGTCAAACTTCACATCATCCCCTTCACACTCACCTAGTAGTATTTTGCGCCTCCATGAAATATGCTTAATGGTTATCTTATAAACTCTTCCGTGTGCGTCAGTAGTGGAATAGTTCTGCATCAGCTCCTTCTCGTCGGCTGTGAGGCTCTTGCGAACCGATTCGACTTCGTGAGCCGTCAGGTCGTCTTTAGCATCGTCAAACGCATACCACGGGGCAAATACGCGAATCCAGCGACCTTTCCACTCTTTCCCTTGAGCCTTTACTGCCTCCCAGTCATCAGCATCATTCCAGTAGTTGTAGAACACACCAGCCGCACCTTGGGCGGTTGATTCTAAGACAACGGTTGTATCTGGCAAGTCGGGGACACAAGCCATTACACCAGTAAGTATTTCGCCAGCGTTGCGAGCAGGGGTATCTTTCCATCGTCCAGCCTCAGTGCAGAGCACAAAGTGATAAGTTCCCGACCGCCCAGCCTCAGAGTCTTGCGCCGTTTCTTTCTCCAAAGATGACCCGTTTGCAAAGTGACCCCGATCATTGGTTATCCTAGACTGACCGTGCACCCATGGCATTTTATCCAACTCGGCATAACGGCGAGTAATTTTCCACAAGTTATCCGTTTGAGAGAACTCTCCCCCAATAATCAACCCGTTGCCCTGTTTGCGTTGCAATCTATGATATAAACATGCTGTCGTAATTGTAGATGATCCGCGCTGGCGAGGTTTCAGAATAATCATGCGGCAAGGGAATCCATTCTCGCGGCAGAACCTAATTGTATCACATACTTTTTCTTGCAAGTAGTTCAACTCGAGTAGCCGAACATCACCCTCTTTAGTAAGTATTTTTGCAAACGACTCAATCCAGCAATCTTCACTGTCTTCACAAGCTGCCCGCAAAAGCTGATCCGCCTCTTCGTCCGAAAGGGTCATTGCAATCTCGTTGCCCATGTCTTGGCTATGCATTACTTGGTCGGCTCTTAGTTTTTCCTTAAAGTATCTTCAATAACGGCATCCTTTTTATGTATAACCGCATCTTTCTGTTCAATGATCTTAATAAGAGCATCGTGGTGTAGCTTACGTTCTTCGCGGTCTTCCTTCTCCCCCTTGCGGCGGTTTTTCTCCATCCAGACGGAGAATGCTCCCAGTGCTACCGTCATCATCCCCAACGCTCCGTATTGCCCTGCTATGTGTGTAAAATCTGTAGTGCCTACTAGCTCTACGTTAGTGGCTATACTGGCAATCATTAAGGAGGTTAGAGGAAATAAAGGTATGTTCATGGAAGCGGTCATTGTGTTAAAGGTTAAGGTGTTGTGCGCTGTTTGATGGCATTGATATATGTTTCAGCAAAAGCTTGTATTCCAAGTTCATCGACGCGCATAAGATGGCTCATGTTGGAGCAATCAAAAGGCTCAGTCAGCACAATAGGACACTTGCAAGCCCACAGGCTTCTGCCACCGCGATCATTCTTACCCCTTGGCAAGAGCTTGGATTTCCTAGTGGTGGTCTTCATGAGACGCGCAAACGCTTTTAAAAGGTTCTTTGCTA